CCTTTTGCTATTTTGGCGTCGTTCGGGTAATTCCAGGTGCCGGGTAACCGCATCACCCGATCGCAGTTATGCGTTGTGGCGCCGGACCAAACCCTGCCAACTTGGTCATTCAATGCCTCGTAACTGTCAAAGTCGCCCTTAATCTGAAGCGGATCTCGTAATTCAAAAAACGGAGAAATGCCGTTGCCGCTATCAATGGCAAAGGTTGCCTTGCCTTGCAGTGCGGGAACGGTGTTGGACATCAGGTAATCCCGCGCCTTTTCGTACCCGCCAAACTTAAACACTTGTGGATCGCAGTCTGACCAAAAGCTGACTGCCTGTGTCATATCTGTTTTTGCGGCCTTCTTGTGGCGTTCTGGCGTGACGTTGACGGTGAAATACAGGTTCATACGTAATCGAATATTCAGATCAAGCGCCCAATCTGCTGCCGCTTGAGATTCTTCCGGCATCGTAAAACCGCGACCGCAAATCGGCTCTGCTTTTCTTGGGCAAATTGCCACCAACAGCAAATTACCTGCTGGCCTGACGATCGCCAACCCTTGCAAAATAATCTCGGCAGATGGCGCCGCCGCTATGTCAGTCATCATTATCCCCTCACTTTTTTAGATGCGGCATTGTTCAATCCAACCATTTTTATTTTTTCTTGCGGCCAAACATCACCATCTCTGCGCCATTTATTCCATTGGCCAACCCGCTGCTGGCGCATTGTCAGCGCCAAGCCGGACCAGGATGACGGATCGCCATCAATATCCTGCTGCACAAAAAACAAACCAACATCAAGACGACCTGCAATTGCTGAAAATGCCGCAACCGCGCTAGATGTCGGACCACCCAAAAAGAAATGCGAAAAACTTAAACGCCGCATAAAAAACGGCCCTAAAAAAACAGGCAAACCAGTTGTAATTCTATATTTCAGGCATTGTTCAAAACAATCGGCGGCGTCCTTCACACTGAAAGTAGAATATTCCAAATCCTTTTTGACTTCGATTAAGCCCCAGGGCGTATCGTCAAACAGCAAACCGAAATCCGGCACGCTACCACCAGCAATCGTGGGATGCCTGCGAAACGGCAAGTCCAGTCTTGTAAACCATGCTGTCAGCGCCTGTTGCAGCTCGGCCTCGCTGTCAAAATGCGGATTCATAGTTTAAGTAATAGATTTTTCTGACTTACCCGCCTTCCGGCGCCCTCGCTCCATCGCCAAGAACGCTTTGTCAGCAATAACAACCCGCCGACCGGCTAGCACTGTTGTGTTGAGTTTGCCTTGGTCAATTAAAACGTGCGTCCATTGTCGGCTAAATCCTAGCTTTGCCGCAGCATCCTTGATTTGCATATACATACAAGACTCCGAGTCATTTTTCTAATTACAAATATGGCACTTGACTCGGAGTCTATTCTAGATTTACACTAAAAATCAAGCATTTTTAAAGGAAATAAAAATGGCAGCAATTAGCAAGGAAAATCAAGCAAAACTAAGTCACGCCAAGTTGACCGAACTTTTGCATTACGATGCCAAAACAGGCATTTTTAATAGAATTAAAGGACAAAAAAGAAAAATTGCAGGTAACCAAAGAACGCATGATATTTCCATTTATGTAAACGGTATTTCTTATGCAGCACATAGACTTGCGTGGTTTTACGTTTATGAAAAATGGCCTACTCTTGAAATAGACCATATTGACAGAAATCCAAAGAACAACAAAATAGCCAATCTACGGCAGGCCACAAGAGCGCAAAACGCACAAAATATAGATTACAAGCGCCAGACCCATTCCGGCATTACCGGCGTCGTTTGGGATAACTGCTGGAAAGCCGTTATTGGGGTAAACGGTAAAGTGATAGTTTTGGGCAAATTTTTGAACATTAAAGACGCTATCAAAGCTCGCATTTTAGGGGTAAAAAAATATCATTCTTATGCCCCTATAAATATTTTACAAAACACTTGACACAGAGTAAATAGCCGAATAGTATCTGTTTCAGCAGGTGCAGCAAAACAACCGAACTACCAACCAACCTAAAGGAACTGAAATGAAATTCATCATTACATGGGACAACCGTCCTAAATTCTGTTTTTTGGTTCGCACTGCAAGCGGCAATGCAGTTGCTTATTTTTGCAATCGCAAAGATGCAGAGAATTTCTGCAAGGTGGCAGCATGAGCGCCCCTGAACGCTGCAACTGCGGAGCAGAAGACTGCCCGCGTTGCTACCCGCTGAACCGCAAGCAAGCAACAGTCACTGAGCGCGACCGCGCCGACGCACTTACCGACATCGTTGAAGCAACGATGGACTACGGTCGCTACCCTAGCCGCGGTCGAGCGCAAGTAGACCTCTATGAGTTCATTAACGACCACTTGGATACCAGCTACGCCTTTGAACTGGTGGTCGCAGTCCTGAGCACCAACAAACATGCGTTGCAGCCGCGCATCGAGCGCCTGTATACCCAAGTCGAACAAATGCTCAAGTCTCATTATGCTGACACCGACATGGTTATGGAATACGCGCAAGACATAGCCAACGAGAGGTCAGAATGAATGCTCTCGAAATAGTAGGTGCCGCAGTTTCTGTTGTTGCAACCATAGCGGTGTTTTGGTTATTTTTCGTTTTGTTGTTTTCATTTTAACCGGAGGATTTATGGCTATAAACTTAGGGGCAATAAGCAGAAATACGGCAATTCAGCCACCCCGCATCATGGTCTACGGCCCGCATGGGCTGGGCAAAACAACCTTTGGCGCCAGCGCACCGGCACCGATTTTTGTCCTGACAGAAGATGGCCTCGGCCGATTGGAAGCGGATCATTTCCCAGTGGCCAAAAGTCTTAAAGATGTGCAGGAAGCCCTATCGTCATTGAAAGGCAAGCACGACTTCCAGACGGTCGTGATTGACAGCCTGGATTGGCTTGACAACCTTATTTGGGAACAGATCAACACCCAATACGAGGCAAAGGATCTGGCCTACGGCAAGGGCGCCGTAATAGCCGCGGATCTCTGGCGCAAGGTGCTTGAAGATTTGAACGCCCTGCGCGCGATGGGCATGGCCAGCATCCTGCTGGCGCACTGCGAGATCAAGCGTTTTGACTCGCCAGAGGTTGAACCTTACGAAAGGTATCAACCCAAATTACAGGCCCGCAGCAGCGCACTGGTGCAGGAGTGGTGCGACATCGTTGGCTTTGCCAATTACAAGACAATCGTCAAATCTTCAGATGTGGGTTTCAACAACAAAGTAAGCCGCGGGATCTCGACCGGCGAGCGCCTGCTGCACACCAGCGAGAAACCTGCTTATCTCGCCAAAAACCGCTACAGCCTACCCGATACACTGCCTCTTGATTGGTCACAATTGGCAGACGCAATGACGACCACAAACGCACCAACCGAACCAACCAACCAAACCAAAGGAAAGTAATCATGGCCGCTTTAAATTTCAACGCAGCAGAAGTAGAACCGCAACAGTCGTTTGACGCCCTGCCGCCCGGTCGTTACGAAGCCATCATCTCGGAAAGCGAGATGAAAGACACCAAAGCAGGGACCGGCCAGTATTTGCAACTGACCTTCACCGTTGTCGGTGGCCAGCACGAAGGGCGCAAACTCTGGTCCAGGCTGAACCTGGTCAACCCCAACGCGACCGCGGTAAGCATTGCCGAGCGCGAGCTGTCGGCCATCTGTCACTGCGTCGGCATCCTTGTGCCGCAAGACAGCGAGGAACTGCACGACCGCCCGCTTATTGTTGATGTGATCCAGGAACTCAACCCTATGTCCGGCCAGCAGACCAACCGCATCAAGGGTTACAGCCAGGTTAGCGCCCCGGCGCCGAAAGCCAAACCCGCGGCACCGTCAGGCTTTGCTACCGGCAAGGTTGCACCCGCAACACCCTGGGCAGCTCGTAAGTAATCAACCCGCTGGGGCGGCAACGCCCCGGCGTTATCGGAGGAATAATGGAACTGCCAGAATCGAAAAACAGCACCAGAACCGCCATTTTTAAGCATTACGAAACCAGCGCCGACAGGCAGGGGCGCCCGCATCTCGGCGCATCTGAGATTGGCCACGAATGCGACCGCTACCTGTGGTTATCATTCCGCTGGGCAAAAACAGCCGACTTTGATGGCCGGATGCTGCGCCTGTTTGACACCGGCAACCACCAGGAACCGCGCCTGATAGCGGATCTGCGTGCCATAGGTGTCGAGGTGTGGGACAAGGACGCAGACGGCAAACAGTGGCGCTACAAGGCCGCAGGCGGGCATTTCGCCGGTAGTCTTGATGGTGTTGGCCTGGGCTTGCCGGAGGCGCCCAAAACGCCGCATTTGCTCGAATTCAAGACCGCGAACGCCAAGAGCTTTGCCGGAATGGTGAAAAATGGGGTAAAGAAGTCCAAGCCGCAACACTACGTGCAAATGCAAGTATACATGGGCTGGGCTGGCCTAACTCGCGCCATGTATCTGATGGTCAACAAAGACACCGACGACATTTACACCGAGCGCGTCGAGTTTGACCAGGACGAATTCAACCGGGCAATCCAGCGTGCCGAGAGAATTATCACGGCGCCGGAACCCGCGGTCACGCTGGCCGACGATGCGACAAACTTCACCTGCAAATTCTGCCGGTTTAAAGACCAGTGCTACGGCACTGAGGCGCCCGCAGTGAGCTGCCGCACTTGCGCCCACAGCACCCCTGAGATCGACGGGGACGGGCGCTGGAGCTGCGCCCAGGCTAAACCTGACATGGATGTATCAGCGCAACGTGCAGGCTGCGGTGAGCACCGGCATATCCCGACCCTGCTTGGCCGCTTTGCCGAGCTGATGGACGCCACTAGCAATAATTTGCTGACTTACCGCAACAAGATTACCGGCACAGAGTTCCAGCAGCCGATATTTAGTAGCCAGGACATCACCAACCTGGCTGACAAGAGCTTACTCGGTGATGCTGGCCTGACCAACCTGAAGCAGGAATTCGACTGCGACATTAAACCGCCGGCGCCGGCACCGTTTGCAGACTTGATAGACGATTTGCCCTGGGAAAAAGCCGCCGCACCTAAACGTGCCAAAAAGGTGACGAAATGAGGATCCAAACATCCATTATATCGACTAAAGAATTACAGCAAGCGTTGCGGGATTTTTGCGCCGACAACGGTGGCATTCCCGACACCGTTATCATTCAAAGCCATAGCTCGCAAATTGTAGTCAGCTTAAGACCGGGTGGCATGATAACAGCCGACGAAATCAACCATTCTGTTACAGGAGAAGAAAAATGAGCAGCAACGCATTTAACGAGCTGGATCGAGAATATACCCAGCGCGAGGATTACCTGGCAAACCGAGTTGAAGAACGGATCCAGAAACCGTCAATTGATCCTTGCCCGTTTTGCGGGAACGACGACATCGAGGTTGACGAGATCGAGCTGGGCATCATTGCGATCTGTTGCCCTGAGTGCATGGCAATCGGCCCGCACCAGGACGGTATCCAATCAGTCGAAATGGCCATCGAAAAGTGGAACCGACGGAAATGAAAGAATTTAGACTCAAAGTCAGCGTCCGCAATAATCTGCTTTTGTCTGCAATAGAGGCACAGGGTTACGCTTCGGTTGCTGAATTCGAGCGAGCTTGCGAAATCGGTATCGGCAGTATTAACAACCTCGTCGCAATGCGAGACGCGCCAATCTTGCAGAACGGTGAGTTTTCGCAGAACGCAAAGTTGGTCATGGAGGTGCTTGGCGCGGCACCTACCGACCTTTGGACTGAGCAGCAGTTGACTATCAAGCTCAAAACAAACAGCGGTGAGCGGGCTATAGATGCAAACCTCGTGCAACATTTGCTCGAACAGAAAGACAGAACCGATTACCTGCCATCACCTGAAGATTCGCTACTATCGGCAGAAACATCGGCAATCGTGAATGAGGTTTTGGGAACGCTCAAACCGCGAGAAAAAGATATTTTAGTAGAACGATTTGAAAAAGGTTTAACGCTTGAGGAAGTCGGGAATCATCACGGATTGTCAAAAGAACGAATCCGGGGTATCGAGAGTAAGGCTTTGCGAAAGTTGAGAGACAAGAAACGTGCGCCTATTCTCAAAGAACTTTATTGATAACAAATTTTAGGAGCCAAAAATGAGCAACAACGACAAAATTCTTACGGCGCTGCGTGAAGCGCTAGACAGAGCAGAGAATCACCCGGATTTCTCGGTAGCTCTCGAATTGCTTAAGATTCAGGCGTTTTTAGCCAAAAAGGTAATAAATGTTCATTGAATTAACGCCTGCCGTAATAGCTTGTCTCAAACGCGGATTGAACTGTTGGCCTTTGCAGAACTATGCTCAAGGCCTTGAGATCAAGGAAATACTAAAGAAAGCGGAAGAAATTAAACTAAGAATAGCGGAGGATTTATGATAAACGAAATATGCACAGTGTGCAGCAAAAAGCACGATGTCTTACTTCCGCAATGGTGGAATTTAACCGATTATCACGGAGTGAACGGAATTTATTGTCCTGCATGTTTTGAAAAGGTACTCCACAAAGACGGCAAACCAGTTCACCCGATTGCGTATCGGAATTTATTGGCCCGCAGTAAGACGGAGTATAAGCGGCTCGTGGCGCAGGGGGCTAATGTGTTGCCGCCAACGTTAATAGATAGGGGAGAGAAAAAATGAAATTCATCAACTGGATTAGACAACTATACACACCAGCTACCTGCGAAGAATTGATGGCGCGGGAATTGGACGCGGCGAGGCGGGATTTGCTGCTTGCTGAAACCGCGCTGGATTACGCAGAAAGCATGGTGTTATATAACAACCAGCGAATACAGAGGTTAACGGAAGCACTCAAGGAAAGATTGCAATGACGTTAACCAAAAAGGTTACAGACGCTGGATCGAAGGGTGAGGTGGATGAATTACTACAACGAATTTGATCCGTATGCCGCGCAATGGCTACGCAATCTGATAGACGCGGGGCATTTGCCTAAAGGTGAAGTAGATTCTAGGAGCATCAAGGATGTTAGAGCCAGTGACCTTACCGGATTTGTTCAATGTCATTTCTTCGCCGGCCTTGGCGGCTGGAGCCACGCCTTGCGCCTTGCCCGATGGCCCGAGGATAGACCTGTTTGGACGGGCAGTTGCCCCTGCCAGCCCTTCAGCGCAGCCGGTGCCGGGGGGGGCGTTACAGACGAGCGTCACCTCTGGCCTGTCTGGTTCAATCTCATCCGCGAGTGCCGACCTGACGTTATCTTTGGTGAGCAAGTTGAAAGCGCGATTAACCACGGATGGCTTGACCTTGTTCAAGCTAACTTGGAGGGAGAAGGTTACGCCTGCGGGGCGGTTGGTATACCGGCTGGCGGCGTCGGAGCGCCGCACATTAGACAAAGATTGTGGTTCGTGGCCGACGCCGATAGTGGGCGACACGACGGGCGGGCCACGGCCACCGGACGACAAGCGGGGGCCAGCACCGGGATTGCAAGCGGCAGCGCATTTGACCAATTGGGCGACTCCGACAACACGCGATCACAAGGACGGGGCGTGTCTAGCGCAAATAACGGGGGGGGGTGGTTCAAGTGAACAGTCTTCTCGGACGGCAAGTGCTACTAACGGATTCTGGCAAGCAGCAGATTGGCTCCCCTGCCGCGACGGAAAAGCCCGGCCAGTTGAACCCGGCACATTCCCGCTGGCTCATGGGGTATCCGCCAGAGTGGGACGCCTGCGCGCCTACGGTAATGCCATCGTCCCGCAAGTCGCGCAAGTCTTCATAGAGGCGTATCTTGAAACTTAGATTGTATCAAAACCTAGCCGCTGACTTCCTGTACGAGCGGGACAGGGCGATGATCCTAGCACCTGTGGGTGCTGCTGCTTGCAGGTTACCCTAGCATTTTCTCGGCAGCTTTCTTGCTTTCTGCAACGCGATTAAGCCAACCTCGGCCGAAAGTCGGAAAATTCGCCAGACCGCGATAAAACCTTTCTTTAGCGTTTGTAAAATTGTTGATAAATTCTTCTGCATTTGCATCTTGAATGGCTTTTAAGGTTACGGGGCCAATGACACCATCGGCAGTTATATTTAGTGCACGTTGAATAGTTTTAATAGCGCGGAAAGAACCAGCATTAACAGAAAAATCAAAGGCAAGATAATCAACCCCAGAAGGCAAATCATTGCAATTGCAAACATTCCAATATTGCTTGCGGTAGAGCGGAGCCACGATTTCTTTCGTGAGCTGTCGCATTGCCTTCTCGTCAACTGAGTGTCCGACATAATCCTCCCACACGCGTTGAGTAACGCCTAAATTCGTCCTGCCGCCGGGGTCTAACGGGTGATGAACGTAGCCCATTTCGTGCTGCAAGACTAGCTCCAGCGATTTTTCAAAGTTCTCTTTCATCTGTTGCCTTCAGCGCCTTTAATCTTTTCCGCAGTCCTGTATGCGCCAAGCCCAAGAATACCCATTAGTATCTGCATCGTAAGATTGGTGTCTATAATAGGAAAATCTCCAACGTAGCCAAACCAGACTTTAGCCACAAACCTTGATACCGGCTCCACTATAGAAACGTAAGCTAAGGCTACGCCGCATGTCCACATAATAAACGGCCTTGCACCTGCTACAAACCAATTCGTGCTTTTAGCTTCTTCGACATTTACTTGAATCTGGAGTTTAGCTAAGTCAGTCTCTGCCGCAAGCTGGGCAAGCGCACCCGTTTGCTCCATGCGTAAAAGCTCTAACTGCGCTGCCGCCTTAGCTGCCGGATCGGGAAAGAACCGTTCAATCAAAGACTGAGCAGCAGAGAACAAACCTGAAATAACTAGCGGGTTCAAAAGTTGCCGCC